TACATATACAGTTACTTGGCCTGCTGGTGTTGCAACTGCCAATGGGCAAGCTTTAAAATCAACTACTGCTGGAGTCCTATCATGGGGAACTGCTGGTACTGCATGGCAAGGAATTAAAACAGAAGCTTATACTGCGGCAGCAGGAGAAGGAGTTTTTGCCGATACAGCAACTACAGGGGCATTTACAGTGACACTTCCTGCATCTCCAAGTATAGGAGATGAAGTAAGTATTATTGATTGTGTGGCAAATGCCGCAACGGCTAATATAACAGTTGGAAGAAACTCGGAAAATATACAAGGAGCAGCAGCGGATTTAACAATTTCTACTGACAATGCAGCAATAAAACTGGTATACTCAGATTCAACAAACGGATGGAGGCTAGCAAATAACGACTAATGGCTAATTTACAACAATTAACAGGTAGAAGTGAAGTAGGTGCAATTAAGCCTTGGGGCAAGACGACAGCTCCTGATGGCTACGTCCTTTGTGATGGTGCATCTCTTGTCAGAACAGGAACCTATGCGGATTTATTTGCTGTCATAGGAACAACTTATGGTACGGCTGATGGAACACATTTTAATGTTCCAGATCTTCAGGGTAAGGCACCTCAGGGATACGATGGTAATACCTATAATTTAGCAGGAACTGGAGGCGCGAATACTGTAACAGTATCCGTGACTAATAACCAGGCTGTTAATAGCACTTTGGCAAATAACCAGGCTGTTACGGCTACAAGTACTGTAGCCAACAACCAAGCAGTGACAGTGACAGGAAACATTGCAAATACTTCTTTAACTACCGCTCAATTAGCTTCTCATAATCACAACTGGAGATGGGGAAGTGGACAAGCACCTAGTGGTACAAATAAATTGGGAATGAATTTTCCTGGAGTGAATAGTGCAAACTCAGCTCCTCCCGCAGGAGGATCAAGTAATACTGCTGTTGATAATGCAGGATCAGGAACAGGACATACTCATACACATACTTTAGCGGGAACGATGACAGGAAATGTGGCTGTGACAACTACAGGAACACTGACAGGAAATGTGGCCCTAAGTAATGCTCTAACAGGAGCGGTTACTGCCTCAGGAACAAATTCATTTTCGCCATACGTGGTAGTAAACTATATTATTAGATATTAAAAATGGCTACCCAAATAGTAATTTCGTATCAAGATTATATAGATGTAGATGGTGGCAATTTTATTATCCAATGGGCAGATAAAGGAAATTCAATGCCTACTTTACCGGACAATACTCATTATGTAGTTTTTAATGATGCTGTCGGTCCTAATGAAATTCAAACAAAAAATCCCTCTACAGGAAATATGACAGGAAATACTGATTTGAATTCAGCAAGTGATAGTGTAGGAAATACTACGATTCAAGATTTATTGGATTGGGGAACTACTAGACAATTACAAATTGAAACTGCACAACTTCAGCATGATGAAGCTTATACGACTGCTTTGGTTGCACATGAAGATGCAGGAAATCCTACAGAGACTTTTGTATGGGATAAGACTTGGCCAGACTACGATCCTAATTATTCTTAAATTTCTTCTTTTAAATCTTTATACGGACCATTTTTATCTACATAATGTAGGAATGCTTGATGGTGGCAACTAGGACTAGGTTGAGTAAATACAGGACGCCAATGTTCTATTTCACATCCCTTGTAGATTACACCGTCGCCTGACTCTATTACAATAGGAATATCTCCCATGCACAAAGGCCATTTATATTTTTTATCAGCATAAAAAAAATTTAAAGTTAGAGATAGACTGATTTCACACGCAGGACGATCGGTATGTTTTTTTAATTCGGATCCTGGAAAATAAATTCTATTATAACAATACGTAGGCTGGAGATTTAATCCTGTTTCTTTTTCCATCCGAGGATGTAGAAAATGTAATAAATGTTTATATATAATTTCGTCTTTGGAATGAGCGCAATGGGATTGAGGAGCTTGATCATCTCCTACCCATTCTGTCGTATTTAAAGAAAAACTAGTGAGATAATTAACAAGATCCTTATCTATCATTTTTTTAACATGTTTATATTTTTCTTTCATCAATGAAACCACGTCACAATTGAATGCCTATCACCGTTTGTTACAGAAGTAACAGCATGGGGAAAACAAAAATTACTAGGGAACATTAATATAGTTGCAGCTTCTTTTTTCACGATATATTTTCCTTTAAAGAAGGTAAAATCTCCACCATCATAATTATCATTTAAGATTATAGAACAGCTTAATATACGAGGATGTAAATCAAAATGATCGGTATGTTCTTTATATTCTCCTTTTTCTGATCCTTTATAAAGGAGATGCTGATATCCTGTGTCTTCGCAGGTTAATCCTAATGTAAAAGTAGGTATATCTTTTGCGTATTTTTTTAGAGCCCTTCCCACTATATCAAAAATGGCGGATTCAAATTGTTTGTCCAAAACCTTGTTATAACAATTTCTATGAGAAGTAAGATCACCCGCATCTACAGTTGCAGGAAGAAATTCTAAATCTTTTTGATTAATTATTTCCTGGCATAGTTCAACAGAAATAAGATTGGAATATATTTTTATATATTCGTTCATTTAATCCATACCACAATAACATGACGATCTCCTTTAGAGACTGGACCTACGGCATGAGGAAAACAAAAATTACTTGGAAACATAATAGCACTTCCTTGCTTCTTTTTAATGACATATTCCCCATTAAAAAAATAAAAGTCCCCTCCTTCATAATTATCATTTAATATTATAGAACAGCTCAATACCCGTGGATATACATCATAATGATCAATATGCTCTTGAACTTCACCACCTTCGTTTCCTTTGTAAAGCATGTGATGATATCCAGTATCTTCTCCCACTATCCCCATTTTTAAATACTTAAATTCTTCGGAGTAGGTAGATAAAAGTTTACCAACAATGTCATACATTTTTTTATTAAATTCAGGGTCTACTGTTTTTTGATAACATTTTCGATAGCTATCTAATTCTCCTTTTCCAACACTTCCTTTCTCAAATCTATCTTTTTTGCTAATTATTTTCTGGCATAGTGTAGGAGAAATTACATCAGGATAATATTTTATATATTCTTCAATTTTTATCATTTAAAACTTTTTTTATTCCAGAATAATGATTTATATCGATTAAGGAAGACACTCATTAATAAGCCTAAAGTTTTGGAATGACCAGGTTCATAAATGAAGCCCGACCACATTTTCCATGATTCTCTTTTAAAAGGAATAACCTGTACCATTGGATCTCCTTTTTTAAGGATAAATTGCCTATCACGTTTAAAAAGCATAAAAGGAAAATGAACAGTATTTATATAAGTATCTGTATCAACAATTCCATCAATAACTTGTATTCGTTTCTCTCCATATCTATTCAAAGGTTGTGTAAACAAACAACTATATCCTGGAGGAGTTTTAATAAGCCATTTATTAATAAATTTACCTGCGTGTTCTCCTGCTTTTTCATGCCATTCTTTTGGCAATTGTGCTTTATCATGATAACCAATATCTTGATCCTTACGTGACGCAGCAGTAACCGAGAATTCTTTTTCTACAGGATCTATCAGATAATCTTGATCAAAAGGGATAATATAACCTGCTGTCATTGAATCAAGGAAAGGCACACATACTTTTACTGTAGGTGAATGAAAATTTCCTTTCGCGTAACGTTCTAGGTTCCTATATTCTTTAGGTATAAAATGACTTGCTGGTTTTGGGTGTGGCCATATATCCAACATATTTAGATCAGTCGCTGTAAATTTAATTTGTTTTGGTAACATTATTCCGTTGCAATATTCAAAAGTATTCTAGTCTGTGTATCCGTTTGAACAAGTCCAGAGTGCTTATATAGGTTATCAAAAATTAATGCCTCATTCTTATTTGATGGATAGCGTTTATTTTTAATTACTGTACCACCATTACAAGTTGTGAAATTAAGAATAGTAATATTAACATTTTCCCGTGGTTTGTCATTATCATTTATATCTGTATGAGCCAGATGCTCTATTATTTTATTCTGATTAGTATAAAGATTAAGTTTCATTCTTAGGAGTTT